AAATCATATGAAGCGTATATGACTAATTTATCTACAACTATTGATTTCTCAGATAAAAAATTAAAAGAGATAGACGCAAAAGGTTCTTTTGAAAGTGATGATGAAGTAGGATACTTTTTCAAACAAGTAAAATTTTTACAAGAACAATTAAACAATTTCAAGGTAAATTAAATTATGTCCAAAAATTATTTCACACAAGAAACTGAAGATGCTATTGTAGCTTATAATACTAGTATTGATTTTACTGAAAGAAGTAAAATATATGATGATAAAATTCATTATGCTTTTTTTAAATTAACTCAAAATATTATACATACATTTAAATTTTACTATACTGAAGTAGAAAATATAGAAGACTTACAACATGAGGTAATTATATTCTTACTATCTAAGATACATAAGTTTGATCCATCCAGAGGAGCAAAAGCGTATTCATATTTTGGGACAATTGTAAAACGTTGGTTGATTACATATAATGATGTAAATTACAAAAAACGCGTTAATTCATCTCCTGTATCTGTATTAGAAGAAGATAACTCACACTCTTACGTAATAGAAGAAAATAATTCACCCTCAGATAAATTACCTAATAGTGATAAAATTTCATTATTCATAGATATGTACATAGAATATTGCACTAACAATATATATACTTTGTTTCCTAAAGACATTGATGCTAAAATAGCAGATGCCATTCTTGAATTATTTAGAAAACGAGAAAATTTAGATATATTTAATAAAAAAGCACTATACATATATATTAGAGAAATGGTAGATGTTAAAACACCAAAAATAACTAAAATAGCTGATAAATTATATGATATATATAGAAAAAACTATATATTTTATTTAGAAAACGGATATATAAAATTTCAATAGTCAATATTTATAATAAATACATATTATCAAATCATGAGTAATAATTTAGATTCCGATATCTTTGGTGGTAAAAAGCTTAAAGATTTATTTCAAGAAATATATAATAACCAAAAGAAAAAAGAAAAGCAAATTTCATCTTTAATTGATGAATTAAAACCAATGGTTGAAAGTATTGGTGATGCTACATTGGTTGTTCCTTTACTTAAAGAATACTTAGAGATAGGTGTTAAAAATGATGAACAATTAATTAAGATGGCTACAATTATCCAACGTTGTTTAACAACAGGTAATTCAAGTGGTGGAGGAGATGGATTTACAATTTCAGAAGAAGAAAAAAGTCAATTATTAAACGACATAAATAAATTAAACGAAAAATAAATGGTAAATTTTGGTTTTTCTGATAATTCATACATTAAAAATAACTTTAACACTAACACTGCTAATTCTTTAGAGGATTTAATTGTTGCTGTTAGAGTACTTAATATTATATTAGACGAAACTCATCCAAGATTTAATGAATTAGGTGGGTGGAATGCTTTGGGTACTATAGAGTATGAATTAGTAACAAGTCCATTCTCAAGACCTATCTCTGATGCTCAAGTTATTCCAACTGCGTCACCACTTAATCCAAATATAAAAAATTATCCATTAGTAAATGAAATAATATATTTAATTTCACTTCCCAATACAGAAATAGGTAAAACTAATGTTTCTCAAAAACAATATTATATTAATATTGTTAGTTTATGGAATCACCCACACCACAATGCATATCCAATAAATCCAAATAATCCATTACCTGCTCAACAAAAAGATTATATACAAACAATAAACGGTAGTGTTAGACAAGTAACAGATCAATCTACTGAAATATTTTTAGGTAAAACATTTAAAGAACGTCCTAATATACATCCATTATTACCATTTGAAGGAGATATTATTCAAGAAGGTAGATGGGGGAATTCAATACGTTTAGGTAGTACTGTTAGCGGTACTCCTAATGAATGGTCAACTACTGGAGATAATGGAGATCCTATTACTATAATAAGAAATGGACAGGGTGCTCAAACTGAACAAGGATGGATTCCAATTACTGAAAATATTAAAAATAATAATACATCTATTTACTTAACAAGTACTCAAAATATTCCAATAGCTGTTTCTAGTGATAGTTATGTAAGTTATGAGAGCTCTCCTCCTACTAATCCTAGTAAATATAATGGGGCTCAAGTTATTCTAGACTCAGGTAGATTAGTATTTAACTCATACAATGACAATATATTATTCAGCTCAGCAAATTCAATTAATTTAAATTCTCAAAAATCTGTTAATATAGATACTAAAAAATTTATAGTCCAAGCGGATAAAATATATTTGGGTATAGAATCTTTAGCTAAAGAACCATTACTACTAGGAAATACTACTGTTGAGTTAATAAGAAACTTACTAACAGCATTAAGCCAATTAGCTGATGTATTAAAAACAGCACAAACATCTCCAACGATACCCTCTACCCCGGCTAATTTAACTTCAATAAATTTAGCTGCTGTTTTTTTATCTAGTAAATTAGAAACTTTAAATAAACAATTAGATACTTTAACTTCAAAACGTAATTTTACATTATAACATGGCTGAAATTCCACCAATAAAAATACCCACTGGGGATATATTATCTAAAAAAGATAATGTGTTTGGTGAAAAATCTGGAGTGGACTTGACAAAGAGTGTTAATTTAAATTCTAATCCTTTTCAAATATCTGGATTATTTTTAGGAGAAAAATTTATTGATGTCTCACCAGATTCATCATTATATGCTAATACAGCTGGGTGGAATGCATTTCAAAATTTTTTAACCGCAAAAGGAATAGTTAAAGATCCATCTAATAATTCTGAAGAGAATAAAAAATTAGCAAATGAATTAATAATAGAATTTAATTCAGGAACAGCTAAAATTAATGAAAAAACATTTGATCATGTGGTAAAATATCCTTTTAATAAGATTACAACTAAACAAATTATATTCGCACAAACATATCATAAAATAGTAGACCCCAAAGTACAGATAGATGGGTGGGTGGGAAGTCAAACTTCCCAATTAAGATATCCTACGATTTTAGGAGCATACACACCAACACCTGGTGATGCTACCATGCCTGCTAAAAAAACAGGTTTCATTCCAATAATTTGGGGTAATAAAAGATTTGTTACTAAAATAGAGGATCAAATTACAAATTCTAAAAATACTAAAACACAATTACCACCTAAATCATTATGGATTATATATGATGAAAATCTTCATAAAGCAACTTTAGATCTTACACGCATAGGTAAAGAATGGTATCTTTTAGATCAATCTCTTGAAATTACTAAATCTGCATCTCAATTAAATATAATAACAGCACAAACCAATAAAATAAAAGAAAATTTTAAAACTCAATCAAGTATTATAAATTCTATTTTGCCTAAAGGATAATATCAAAATGACAGGAAAAGACAAAATACCTATTTTATTAGTTGAAAAGAGCCAAGACTTAATCAAACTAATACTTCCCAAAATTACAGATATAGTAATTAAAATAGGAATCGAAAATATAGGCCAACCCGATGTTAAATTACCTGACATTTGCTTACCAGCATCTGAAATAAAACCATTAATAGACTTAAGAAACAATATAATAGATAAATTAAATTCAGTGTCTAAGACAATTGAAAATTTATCTAAACCTCTTACTCCATTAAATAAAGTAGTAAATACAACAACACAAATTTTACAAACTTTAAGTACCGCTGTAACAGTAGCACAAACCGCAATTCCTCTTCTCCCAACACCTCCACCCGGCGCCCCAAACCCAGCAAATATAGCATTAATAGCTTTAGGTAAAATACAAGATTTAGAAAGAAAATTATTCCCTGAAATTACAAAAACAAAAAACTCAATAAATAATATTACAGACGCGGTAGATCATGTAAATTTAATTATATCCAAAATATTAAATATATTAAATTCAATAGATAAATACCTAATAAAGTGTAAACCAACTGACTCTCCTGATTTAGTATCATTAAATACTTATTTAACTACAGTTGTTGATAACGCTAATAAAGTTGAAAACGCGCCAATACTTAGTGAAAATTATAAAGGATTTATATTAGATATAGTTGAACAACCATTTTCTTCTACTACAAAAAGATCAAAAGCCGTGGCTAAAAACAATAGTGGTATTATATTATTACAAACATCCTTATCATTCACATCAACACCACAAGTTTTAATTGAAGAACTTAAACTAATAATCGACAAAAATAATTTAAGAGCTGACTAATTTAATATTTATAACAAATGAAACCATCAGAATTAAAAAATTTAATAAAAACAGCCATGAAAGAGGCAATCCAAGAAGAATTAAAAGATATTTTATTGGAGGCAGTACGTAGTAATAAACAACCGATTACTGAATCTTACCGAGTTAGTGATGATAGAACATTAAGTTTTAATACTAATGCTATTCCTCACCAACCAACTCCTTCACCAGTAAACGGTAGAAAAGCATATATGGATATATTAGGTGAAATGTCTCAACCATCCAAATCTGGTTTTGAAGGAGAATTTAAAGTACCAAGTAATATAGACCCGGTAAATGGAATATTACCTGATGGGCAACTTGGTTTAGATGCTATAATGAATTTAATTAAGAAATAGTGGCATTCGGAGCGAAAAAGATATTCCCAATTGATACAAGACCTGGAACGGCTGTAGGGGTTTCTATTCCTTTCAATTCACCATCTGTATTTTTTTCAACATTTACTACAAAGGATGCTATACGAAATAATTTACTAAATTTTTTTCTAACAAATAAAACAGAAAGATACTTAAACAATCAATTCGGGGCTGACTTAAGAGCATTTATATTTGAACAAATAACTTCAGACAATGTTAGTTTCTTAAAAGAAAATATCCAATCATTAATAAGTCAATATTTTCCTAATATAAAAGTAGAAAATTTAGAAATCTTAGAATATCCTGATAGTAATGAAATAAATGTACAATTAACATATAGTATAATTAATACTGGATTAACAGATCAAGTTCAAATAACATTCGCATAATGGCAGCAAATAAAAATATAAAATATATAAATAAAGATTTTAGTGAACTTAGAGCTAGTCTAATTGACTATACTAAAACTTACTTCCCAACCACATACAATGATTTTAGTCCTGCCTCACCGGGTATGATGTTTATGGAAATGTCAGCGTATGTAGGTGATGTTTTATCATTTTATTTAGATAATCAAGTACAAGAAAATTACTTACAATTTGCTAGACAATCAAATAATTTATTTGAATTAGCATATATGTTTGGTTATAAACCAAATGTAACAGGTATAGCGATTACTAATATAGATTTTTATCAAAAAGTACCATCTAAATTATCAGGTTCAACATATATTCCTGATTTTGACTACACTTTATTAGTTGGTGGAAATTCTAATATAACTACAGAAAATGGAATATCGTTTTTAATTAACGACCCTGTAGACTTCTCAGTATCTAGTTCTACGGATCCAACATCTATTTCAATTTATGAAATATCTAATAACAATCCAACATATTTTTTATTAAAGAAAACTCGTAAATCTATTTCATCTACAATTAATACTAAAACATTTTCATTTGGATCTCCTGTTAAATTTTCAACAGTTGAAATAAATACTCCAAATATAGTAGGAATATTAGATTGTGTTGATACTGAAGGAAATAAATGGTATGAAGTAGATTATTTAGGACAAGAAATGGTTTTTGATTCTATCAAGAATATAAATGTTAACGATCCTAATTTATCTCAATATAAGGGAGACGCTCCATATTTATTAAAATTAAAGAAAATTCAACGTAGATTTGCTTCTCGTTTTAAAAACTCAACCACACTACAAATCCAATTTGGCTCAGGAACAACATCTGATGCAGATGAAACTATAGTCCCTAATTTAGATAATGTGGGTATAGGTTTACCATTTGAACAAAATAAGTTAACAACAGCATATGCACCATCAAATTTCTTATTTACAGATACTTATGGTATCGCACCTTCAAATACAACTTTAACAATTAGATATTTAACAGGAGGTGGAGTTTCAGCTAATGTAACTTCAAATTCATTAACTAAACTAAATGGTACAGTAAATTTTATAAATACAAATTTAAATAGTACAACGGCTAATGATATTTTCGCTTCATTAGCAGTTACAAATCCAGAAGCAGCAAGTGGAGGAGGAGATGGAGATACAATAGAAGAAATTAGACAAAACTCATCTGCTAATTTTGCTAGTCAATTAAGAAATGTAACACAAGATGATTATTTAGTAAGAGCATTAAGTATGCCATCTAAATATGGAAACATAGCTAAAGCGTTTGCTCAACCAACTAGAGCACAAGACACATCATCTGGAGAATCAGTTGGTGTATTAGATTTATATGTTTTAACGGTTGATATTGATAGTAAATTAAATAATGCTTCATTAGCTTTAAAACAAAATTTATCTACTTATCTTTCTTTATATAGAATGATAAACGATTCTATTAATATTAAAGATGCTTTTGTAATTAATATTGGAGTTAATTTTGATATAATTATATTACCTAACTTTAATAGTAATGAAGTTTTAACTAGATGTATTACTGCATTACAATCATATTTTGCAATTAATAATTGGCAAATTAATCAACCTATTATATTAAGAGAACTTTATATTCTTTTAGATAAAATAGAAGGTGTCCAAACTGTTAAAACAATTGATATAAAAAATTTAACAGGAACAAATTTAGGCTATTCAGCTTATGCTTACGACGTCTCAGGAGCAACTAAAAATAATGTGGTTTACCCATCACTAGATCCTATGATTTTCGAAGTAAAATTTCCTAGTATAGATATTTTAGGAAGGGTC